GTACACCAACTAACAGAAGCATTCCAATATTACTTGTTGAAGGCTTCTAACAAACTCGCACAAGAACGTGGAGCATGCGATTACTTTGATCGTACAAAATACGCAGACGGGCTGCTACCTATAGACCATTATAAGAAGGAAGTGGACGAAATCGTTCCACATGAATTAAATTATGATTGGGAAAGTTTACGAAAAGATATTAAGCAATTCGGTTTACGACATAGCACTTTGTCGGCACAGATGCCATCGGAAAGCAGTTCGATTGTGTCAAATGCAACAAATGGGATTGAACCACCAAGAGGTTACTTGTCAGTTAAAAAGTCCAAGAAAGGGCCTCTTAAGCAGATTGTTCCGCAGTATCATTCGTTAAAGAATAGTTACACACTACTATGGGACATGCCTAGCAACGAAGGCTATATCAAAGTAGTAGCAGTAATGCAGAAGTTCTTTGATCAAGCAATCAGCGGCAACTGGTCATATAACCCAACACACTATCCAGACAACGAAGTTCCTATGAGTGTAATGCTACAAGATATGCTTAACACTTACAAATACGGATGGAAGACTTCTTACTATCAAAACACATACGACTTTAAGTCAGATGAAATTGAGTTAGATGATAACTCGGGAGTACCTGTAGCAAACGGACACGCTCCGGAATCAAATGATAGTGAAGAATTCTGCGAGGCTTGCGCAATTTAATGGTTGACATATGCACAGTAATGTGTATAATATGTTGATAAGGAGTGGATATGTCAAAGACAGTTTTTAATAGAGAAAAAGTAGATTTTACAAAACAAAATATGTTCTTCGGAGCAGACCAAAATACACAGCGTTATGATGTGTTTAAGTTTCCGGTATTCGATAAACTTAATCAAACAATGCTGGGCTACTTTTGGCGACCGGAAGAAGTAAGCCTGCAAAAGGATAGAGCAGACTATGCTAACTTCCGCCCAGAGCAGAAGCATATCTTTACTGCTAATCTAAAGTATCAGACTCTGCTAGATTCAGTACAGGGCCGTGGTCCTGCACTTGCTTTCTTGCCTTACTGTTCTTTACCCGAACTGGAAGGCAGCATCATCACTTGGGACTTCTTTGAAACGATCCACTCGCGTTCTTATACACACATCATGAAGAATGTGTACGCAGATCCAACTGAAGTGTTTGATACAATCCTAGATGATGAAAAGATTATTGAACGTGCTGTTTCAGTAACCAAGAACTATGATGCGTTTACAAAAGCAGCAGAAGAGTTTAAGCATGCCAAGAAAGGCACATTGCGTGACGTTAAGAAGAAGTTGTTCCTTGCTATGATGAATGTAAACATTCTCGAAGGCTTGCGCTTCTATGTAAGTTTTGCTTGTACGTTTGCATTTGGCGAACTCAAGATGATGGAAGGCTCTGCTAAGATTATTAGTCTTATTGCTAGAGACGAAAGCCAACACTTAGCATTAACTACGCATATTTTAAAGAACTGGATGAGCGGCAAAGACGATCCTGAAATGGTTGATATTGCTAAAGAATGTGAAGAAGAAGTTTATGCTATGTGGCAGGAAAGTGTTGCAGAAGAAAAAGCATGGGCAAACTATTTGTTTAAGGATGGATCAATCATTGGCCTAAACGAAACACTATTGCATCAGTATGTAGAGCATATTGCTAACCGTAGACTTAAGGCATTAGGATACAACACAATATTTGATGCACCAGTTAATACTAATCCTTTACCATGGACACACCATTGGCTTAATAGTTCAGGCTTACAGGTAGCACCACAGGAAACAGAAGTAGAAACTTATATTGTTGGCGGTATTAAACAAGACGTTAACACAGACACACTTAAAGGATTTTCACTATGATAGAAATTTACGGCAAGCCTGCTTGTCCATTTTGCGACAAGGCAAAGGCACTTTGCGAAACCAAAGGCTTAGAATACACATACAAATCATTAGGCACAGACTACAGCAGAGACGAACTATTAGAAATGTTTCCGGGCTGTCGCACAGTACCACAAATTAAAGTAGACGGCGAAAGCATCGGCGGATACGATCAACTAGCAGCAAAATACGGAGTATAAAATGTTAATAGAAGTAGGCTATAAAGAAGGCGATACAGTTTCGATGAAACTAACCAGCGGCGAAGAAATTATCGCTCGCTTAGAAAAAGAAGATGGCGATACATATACAGTAAGCAAGCCATTGATGCTTGCAGCAACACAGCAGGGTTTAGGTCTAGCACCATTTATGTTTAGTGCGAGTCCTGATGCTAAGATTAAGTTAAACAATAAGCATGTATTGTGTGTTGTTAAATCAGTTGATGATATGGCCAAGCAGTACATACAAGGTACAACAGGTATAGCAGTATAATGGCAGAAGTTCACAGAAACACTGATAGTAGATCTTGCGGTGCAACAACAGTTGTAGCCGGAAATACCAATGTGTATGCTAATAGTTTATTAGTATCTGTGGACGCAGATCCAAATTCACACGGCGCTGGCAACTTAGTCGCATCGTGTAATAACGTTTTTGTTAACAGCAAAATGGTAGTCGACTTAGGCGATTCAGCGGGTGCTGATGGTCTGTGTGCTCCGTTAGGCGGTGCTCACTGTTCTCCAAATGCATCGAGTGCAAGTGGAGACGTCTTTGTAGGCGATTAATATTTTTTAAAGGAGAAAAAGGCATGACAAATCACGATCAAATCGTACAGGCATTTAATAACTACCTAACAGAAGCCGCGGCTTTTGATGAGAAGGGTGTTAAGGCAGCGGCTGCAAGAGCTCGCAAAGCACTAGGCGATCTAGGTAAACTAACCAAGGAACGCCGCAAGGAAATCCAAGAGAAAAAGAACGCAATGTAATGTGGCGTCTCTGGGCGAAAGCACTCGGAGAAAAGAGTGGCAGGAATGATAGTGAAGCAAATAAGATTGCCATTATTAGAACTGCCATTCTTTTTATATACATAATCACAAACCTGTTTATTATAGCAGGTGTAATAAGACACTGGTAATGAATGTACAAGAAGGCGATAAAGCCGTTATAGTTTTTAGTATTCGTCCTGAGAATGTAGGACGCATTGTTAATGTAGCAGAATACATTGGCAAGTTTAAAGAAGGCGAACAGTTTGAATTTCGCGGCATGCCTTGCCAGGCCGCAGTACATGATCATTTCTGGTGGATCGAAGCAGAAGATTTAGCGATAGGGTTTGGCCCAAGCCCTCGTGCTTATATTGCTGATAGTTGGTTGCGTAAGATAGTCCCACCAAAAGAAAAATCTAAGCAAAAAGAAGAACTAGAACTTGACATTCTTGCGTAAAGAGTGTTAAATACTATTGTAACGTTGAAGCAGACTGAAAGACGTTTGGACGCGGGTTCGATTCCCGCCACCTCCACCAATAAACTTCTATGGGGGTGTACCTGGGCTCGACAGGCGGGTGATTAGGAAAGTGGAGTTACCGGTAGGCGATGACCGTAAATCAAGCAAATAAAGTAAACGCAAACGAAAACTTTGCACTAGCGGCTTGATCGCTACGGGGTTGGTAACCTTGTAACCCAATAACCAAGAAAGCACCCTCCGGGGTGCTTTTTTTATATGCGCATATAAATACAGTACGGGCTTTTTATAGAGGGGAAATATATGAGCGAACTAAAAGTGAACGAGTACGACGTTGTACTCTTGAAATCAGTTGACGGCGATACCGTTGATGTAGATATTGATTTAGGTTTTGGTATCTGGCTACGCAATGAGCGTGTACGAATCATGGGCATTGATACTCCAGAAAGCCGCACATCAAACGAAGTAGAAAAACTGTTTGGTAAAGCAGCAAAGCACAGACTACAAGAACTATTAGAAAATGGTGGCGTTCTAGTTACTACTGAAGAAGCAAGTGGTGAAGATATGCGTGGTAAGTTTGGACGTATCTTAGGCGACTTTAAGATTCCAGATGGCAGACTTGTTACTGAAGTTATGATTGCTGAAGGACATTGTGTTCCTTACTTTGGCGGATCAAAAGATGACGTACAAGCACAGCACGAAGTTAATCGTCAACGTCTATTAAACGAAGGTGTTGTTGATCGTGCCAAA